GTGAGATCACTTTCGAGCACGGTAAGGTACCGGCCTTCGTTGGTCACCGACCCTGCTTCTCCGGCCGTCCGGCCGGTTGTCGTGTAGAATACCATAATTCTCTACCTCCTTGCTTTCATGGCGGATTCGGCCATGATCTCGGCGTCCTTCTGCGACTTGCCCTGGGCCTTGAACGTGTTGATCCACGACTCCTTGAGCTTCGCAGTGTCCTTGTCGGACGATCCTGCGGATCCGCCCATGCCCTTGACCTTGCCGGACTCGGTGAGCTTTGCCACATAGTCGGTCTCGGTCTTGACTGCCTCGGTGACTGCGGTGTTGAATGCAGCCTCATCGAACTTGCCATCCTTCATCCGTGCGAGTTTCGGCACGGACTCCAGGAGCCGGGTCTTTGTGATCTCGGGCAGCGTGGATTTCTCCAGCGCCTTCGCGACGATCTTGCCAGCTTCCTGGATGACCTGAGCTTCGCGGAGCCGGTCGAGTTCAACCTTCATGTCCTGGTTCTCTTTCAGGACCTTTGCGACATCGGCCTCTTTCTGCTTGTGGGCCTCGGATGCCTGGATCTCCTGCAGGACGCTTTCCTTAAGCTCCTTGACGAGCATCGGGTGGGTCTGCCGGAGCGATTCTACCGTTAAGACGGTGTCTTTGGGTTCGTTTGCCATAATGTCCTCGTTGTTTTCGGTGATCGTTTCATGTTCGGCGAGCTGTTCGGCGTTCTTGCGATATGCCTCAAGCATTGGTACGATGGCCCCGCCCCTGCCCGGGAGCGTGACAAAATCGACACTGAGACATCGCGTCAGCGATTCGATGATCTTCCCCTGTTTTCCTTCGGCCGTCCCGGAGGCACCCTTGCCGAGCGCACGGTGGGAGACCCCGATGATCTGGGCGGCTTCATTCAGGAAATTGCGGTAAGGAGAGAGGATCTGCGCCCTGGCATAGACCCCGGGGCCCTGGGGACCGTTCTTGAGGAACTTTCCTTCCTCGGTGATAAATCCGGCGAGGTTGGTCAGGCTGCGTTCGGGACGGGCCTTCTCATCAGCGGAGGTCGGATGGTCCATGAACATCTGCGTTCCGGCCTTGTAGACTTCCGGGGCGTCACGTTCCAGCATGGTCTCGGGATAATATCCCGAGGACCCCCAGCCGGGCGTGATGATCTTGATGAGGGCCGTCCCGTCTTCTTTGATGAACTTCGGGCCAAGGGCGGCTGCGCTGGTTTCGACTAACTGTTCTGGATCTGTCACATTGCCAGACTCCTGTCCTTTATCGGACTCGGAAAGATTGATCACGTGGTCGTTCGGCCGGTCGTGAGCTGATGCCGGAGCCGGGCTGCTGCTGTTGAGAATAGTGGAATTCTGGCCCGGATCTTGTGGCATTACTATATTTGTAGCTGAGTTCCTTATAGGGGCTCGATAAAAACGGGGCCCGGAATTCCAGCACTTTCATATATGCCATATATGGAATATATGAGCATGGAAAAGAAGGTCTGGCTGATTATCAGCGACGGTGAAATCCGGGATGATATCTACACACTCGAGGAATCCGCCCGGCACATGGCCGGTGATGGGGAGCGCGTAGTTCCTTATATTATCAAAATTTAAAATAAATCCTATGAGCGAGGATGACATTTCAAGTATCCGGCTGAAGGTTAAGACGAAAGAACGCCTTGAGGGGGAGCGCAAGGGTCGCGAGACGGACGATAACCTCCTGAACCGGCTCCTGGACGAACTGCACGATTTGCGGAAAAAACAGTGATGAAAATGGGGGGATTATTTACGCGGCTTTGGCTTGCATGGGTCCATTCTGCACCTCCTTCTCCTTTTTTGCGAGGAACTTCTTGATGCCATCTCCGGTCCGGCACCCTTTGTTATAGTCCTTGAAGACATCGTTCAGGGTCCGGGCGATATCCTCGCGGGAGAAGGATTCCGGGTACCTGGCAAGCCTGTAGATCAGCCGCTTCTCTTCGTCGTTGTATTTCGGGAATGGAAAGTTTTTGGAATTTCCCGTGGGATTGCCTTTCGCCATCATCCACCTCGCGCTGCCCGTACTGCGATGAGTCCGGGGATGATCGGGCGTTTCCGGCAGTGGCAGTGATACTCGTCCTGTTTTCTCCAGACAGGATCATCGAGCGGGAAGACCTGGCCATCAAGCGCCTGGTGCTCGGGTCGCGGGTCCGGCTGCGGGTCCATATGGATCCACTCGGCCTGTTCAATTCCCTCGTTTTTCCACCGGTCATCAGTGCCGTCACTCAGGAGCCGCTTGGTTTCCTGGTATGCGACCAGGGCACTGTTATGCTCGCCCTGGGTGAAGACCGTGTCCAATTCCTTCCGGACCTCCACTGCGGTCTTCCCCTCCTTGATCCCGGTCGTGATGATGTTCGAGACAGCCTCCCTGTCAGCCGCGATCGCGTCCTTCAGCCAGGGTTTGAACTCGCCCCCGATCATCGAGCCCCCTTTCCTGATGAGAAGGTCCCGGTACTCGACCGCCTTCTTGACCGCGTACGAGTTGACGAGGTTAAAATTCAGGCTGACACCGAGCGAGGATGCGGCATATTCCTGTCCCTCGGACGAAGCGACAACGGAGGTCCTGGTCAGGGTCTTGATAGTATCCTGCTTGAGAATGTCCGCTGCGGTCACGATGATTCGTTCGAGGGCTTCGGGCGGGGGTGTCATGCCTTGGGGCTCTCCGGATAGTGTTCCTCAAGGCCCTTCAGGATCGCATCGGCGAATTTCCTCCTTGCCGCAAGCAGATCGGCCTGCGTTTCCTGATACGCCTGGGTGTTCTCGACTACGAGCGGATGGTCTGATGTTCCTGCGGCTTCCTTGACATTGCCGGGCGGCTGCGTGTCATCGGCAGGGGGTTTCTGATCGTCTTTCCCGGGCGGCTGCTGGTCAGAAGGTTGCCCGGGAGGGGTGGGCTGTTGGCGTGGCTGCTGTGCAAGTGCCAGGGCCTGGGCCGCTGCTGCTGCCTGGGCCTTGGAGGCATAGTCGGTCTGCATGACGAGGGCGTCGCCCGGATACATCTTCTCGATCAGGTCCTCCGCGTTCTCGATCTTGAGCGCCTTGAACACTTCCCTGGTGAGGGTCTTCATGTCGATCGTGCCCGCGAGAGGTTTTCCATCGAGTGTTGCCCCGCTGATGAGCGCAGCAACCGTCTGCACGATGTCGTGTTCGAGGAGCGGTGGGAAGGTGATCGAGACCGTGCGGGGGATCTCCTCGGTAATTTCTGCGTCCTCGCCCGGATCAGTACCGATATAGTACCGGACCTGCCCCGTATAATCGTCGGTATGTGCAAACCCTTCCAGGCGGCCGTTCTCGGCCTTGATCGACTGATCGATGACATAGTTCAGCACATCGGTCCAGATGCCGATCCAGAGAGTCTGCCTGCTCACGAACTGGAGTTCCAGGGGCCGCTCCATGGTCTTGGATGTGGCGAGGTTGCTGGTGCTCGGGTCCATTGCCAGCATATGTTCGGGGGTCCCGGTCGCAGAGCCGGCCTGCAGCATGAACCTGCGGGCGTCGTCCATACTGGTGGTCACGCCGGACGTCTTGATGGTGTCGAGTTTGACGCCTTCCCCACTAGTGAAGACCGATGCTACGGGTTTCTGGTCCGTGGTGCTGCCCGTTGCGGTCGATGGTGTCAGGATCCCTTTGATTCTCTCCTTGGCGGATGCAATCGCCGTGGACCCGCCTTTCGTCGTGAGCGAGAAGGCGAACCGGGCGAACGCCTGCCAGAGTTTCGAGCCGTTCTCAAGATGGATCTTGTACGCCTTCGCCCAGTCGAGCGCGGCATAGACTTCCGAGACCCCGTATTTCATGTCGGGGAGGCAGTTGACCTTGACGTGCATGATGGGGGCGTTCCAATGCACGGGATATCCGTTGATCTTCTCGGGCTTCTCCTCCGGATTGTATCTCCAGTCCGGGTGATATGCGTAGGTCTGTTTCGGGGTGACCAGTCCGGTTACCGTGCTGAAGTCGTCGACCGTGAACGCCCGGAGATAATACCAGGGCCGGTACCGGTCTTCCGGGTTGCAGATGATATCCGTCACTTCGTAGAACGGGACATACCTGACGATGACCCGGCCAGTGCTCTCGTTGGTGAACAGGGCGAACATCAGGTTCCCGTCGATCCTCATGGCCCGCTCGTTCATCTCCCGGGCGAGATGCGAGGAGAACGACAGAGTGTTCTCCGGGTCTTCCAGGAACTTCTGGACCACTGCGTCGACTTCCGGATCTGCCGCCTTGACGGTCATGCCCTGGGCGAAGACGTACAGGACCTGCAGTTCGATCGGGCGTTTGATCAGCGGCTGCTTGAGCCAGTTGACCCGGCCGAGATTGTTGATGATGTTCAGCGCCGATTTGCTCAGCTCGTGCTCGTTGCCTCCGCCGAAAAGGACCTGCCATCCTTGTTCGCGGGCCTGGGATTCGAGATCCTGCAGGGCGGATTCAAGGAGTTCCTCGTTCTTTGCACCTATGATCACAGCTTCGCGGAGCTGCTCTATCTGCTCGCGTAATGGTGTTTTTGTCATACGGTCACTCTCTCGATCCGGTCCAGCAGCGGCTGCATCCCTTCCATCAGGGCCTTGACTTCCCGGATCCTGCTGTCATCGATCTCAACTTTCACCCTGACAACCATCGGTTCCAGGGCTGGCTTTTCGTCCTCAATCCATATTCCTTTTTCAAAGTGTCCTGTCATGGTCAAATAACCTCAATCCTTGCCCGGTTCGGCATTTTGCCCGGGCTTTTTTGCCCGGAATCAGTACGGTGAAATCTCATACTCTTCCTCATAGACCATCGAGTCCTCGGTTGTCTTCGGTGCCAGGGTGATGCCATCAACGAATGCGACGGCGTAACGAGTGGTGTCCATCCCGTGATCGTCCACCTTGAGCGGGTCCTCCTTGTTGGTGGTGCCGTCCCGGGTGGGCTTCCAGACGTACGAGTCGTATTCTTCAGCAGTGCAGACGGGCTTATGGGCGTCTCGCATCACCTGGTCGACTTCGACCAGGGCATCATCGAACACGAACAGGCGGGGCCGTCCATCACCGGCTTTCCGGAGACGGGCCTGAACTGCCTGAATGCCCAAGGAGACGGCTTTCATGGCGGGCTCGGTCGGGATCCCGTGGGCATCGAGTGTGGCCCGGTCCTCCGCGTCATGGTCCGCGACGGTTGCGTAGATGTTCTCTCCCGCCGATAGCTCGTTGATGAGCGTGGCGTGGTCGTTTCCTTGCGGATCCCCGCCAACGATCCGGCGGCTCATATAGATCTCGCGGTAGAGGTAGAGGCGGCGGTCCTCGTCCATGGCCCACCACTGGCAGACGAACGGGTTGGTATACCCGAAATCGATCGCCCGGAAGCGAAGCCAGTTGGCCGGGATAGGGAACGATGGGATGATGTGGACCGCCCGATCGAACTCTTCATAGACCGCCCCCTCCGCCGCAGCCCACTGGCCGTACCGGAGTCTCCGGAGCCGGACGCCCGTGAGCGCATCGAGCACGGCCATTGTCCGCTTGCCCTGCTCGGTG